ACCTAGATTCTACGTCAGTACTTCAAAAAGCATAATCAAAGCCTTGATAAATATGCATTCCTTCGAAATTCAGCTTTCACCCATTGGGTGAAAGAAAAGTGCTCAAAAATATGTTAAATTATCAGCTTTTATGACTCGATATATGGTAAAATAATAGTAAGAAAAGTAGTAAAAAGGGGTTCTAATTATGATTAATAAAATTGATTTCAAAGCTAAGAATCTAACATCAAATGCAGGTCTTTTTCTGCTCCTTGAGAATGCAAAAAGCAATGGGATTTTTGATTTTATTGAAAATGACCTCGTATTTGATAATGACTCAACAAATAAAATCAAGATGAATCATATAAAGACCATGCTCTGCGGTCACTTCATTGGCATTGATAAGTTAGAACGTCTAAAGCTACTTCAAAATGATCCCCTCGTCAACGAGTTTGATATTTCCGTAAAAGAACCTGAAACAGTGTCACGGTTTCTAGGAAACTTCAACTTCAAGACAACCCAAATGTTTAGAGACATTAATTTTAAAGTCTTTAAAAAACTGCTCACTAAAAGTAAATTGACATCCATTACGATTGATATTGATAGTAGTGTAATTAACGTAGAAGGTCATCAAGAAGGTGCGTCAAAAGGATATAATCCTAAGAAACTGGGAAACCGATGCTACAATATCCAATTTGCATTTTGCGACGAATTAAAAGCATATGTTACCGGATTTGTAAGAAGTGGCAATACTTACACTGCAAACGGTGCTGCGGAAATGATCAAAGAAATTGTTGCTAACATCAAATCAGACGATTTAGAAATTTTATTTCGAATGGATAGTGGCTACTTTGATGAAAAAATTATCGAAACGATAGAATCTCTTGGATGCAAATATTTAATTAAAGCCAAAAGTTATTCTACACTCACCTCACAAGCAACGAATTCATCAATTGTATTCGTTAAAGGAGAAGAAGGTAGAGAAACTACAGAACTGTATACAAAATTAGTTAAATGGGAAAAAGACAGAAGATTTGTCGTATCTCGCGTACTGAAACCAGAAAAAGAAAGAGCACAATTATCACTTTTAGAAGGTTCCGAATACGACTACTTTTTCTTTGTAACAAATACTACCTTGCTTTCTGAAAAAGTAGTTATATACTATGAAAAGCGTGGTAATGCTGAAAACTATATCAAAGAAGCCAAATACGACATGGCGGTGGGTCATCTCTTGCTAAAGTCATTTTGGGCGAATGAAGCCGTGTTTCAAATGATGATGCTTTCATATAACCTATTTTTGTTGTTCAAGTTTGATTCCTTGGACTCTTCAGAATACAGACAGCAAATAAAGACCTTTCGTTTGAAGTATGTATTTCTTGCAGCAAAAATAATCAAAACCGCAAGATATGTAATCATGAAGTTGTCGGAAAACTATCCGTACAAGGGAGTGTATGAAAAATGTCTGGTATAATAAGAATATCATCAATAAAATTGAGTGTTGCTCTGTGGATAACTTGCAGAGTTTATTAAGTATCATTGCAGCAAAGATGAAATCAATGATTTATCAAAAATGATTGAAAGGTGGTTGTAAATAATGTTACAATGTGTGAGAAGCAGTCTAAATTCTTCGTGAAATAGTGATTTTTGAAGCTAATAAAAAACACACGTGGAATTTAGGGACTATTCATGTTGTTGTTATTTCGTATCTTCCAGAATAAGGAATCCCATGGTTAAAAAATCACTGCGCCAGTTCACGCTGATGGCGACGGCAACCGTCACGCTGTTGTTAGGAAGTGTGCCGCTGTATGCGCAAACGGCGGACGTACAGCAAAAACTTGCCGAATTAGAGCGGCAGTCGGGAGGCAGACTGGGTGTGGCATTGATTAACACAGCAGATAATTCGCAAATACTTTATCGTGCTGATGAGCGCTTTGCGATGTGCAGCACCAGTAAAGTGATGGCCGCGGCCGCGGTGCTGAAGAAAAGTGAAAGCGAACCGAATCTGTTAAATCAGCGAGTTGAGATCAAAAAATCTGACCTTGTTAACTATAATCCGATTGCGGAAAAGCACGTCAATGGGACGATGTCACTGGCTGAGCTTAGCGCGGCCGCGCTACAGTACAGCGATAACGTGGCGATGAATAAGCTGATTGCTCACGTTGGCGGCCCGGCTAGCGTCACCGCGTTCGCCCGACAGCTGGGAGACGAAACGTTCCGTCTCGACCGTACCGAGCCGACGTTAAACACCGCCATTCCGGGCGATCCGCGTGATACCACTTCACCTCGGGCAATGGCGCAAACTCTGCGGAATCTGACGCTGGGTAAAGCATTGGGCGACAGCCAACGGGCGCAGCTGGTGACATGGATGAAAGGCAATACCACCGGTGCAGCGAGCATTCAGGCTGGACTGCCTGCTTCCTGGGTTGTGGGGGATAAAACCGGCAGCGGTGGCTATGGCACCACCAACGATATCGCGGTGATCTGGCCAAAAGATCGTGCGCCGCTGATTCTGGTCACTTACTTCACCCAGCCTCAACCTAAGGCAGAAAGCCGTCGCGATGTATTAGCGTCGGCGGCTAAAATCGTCACCGACGGTTTGTAATAGCGGAAACGGAATGGGGAAACTCATTCCGTTTTTGTTTATCGCCTTAGACGGCAAAAGTGCTGTCGCCCACCTGCGCTTGCGCATACCAGGCCATAAGCTCCGTGGTTCCTGGTTCTCCTTCCGCTGGAGCCCAGTGCGCATAGTCATCGGCAGCCACGGGTTGATAGCCACCGTGTTTTACTTCAAAAATTATGCCACCGGTATCCAGCGACAGCACGGCATGCCAGGTTCCTGCGGCCATCTCCAGCACCGTACAGGTTTCCCCCAATATCGCCCGATGGGTGACGGTACCCCGATCGTCAAAATTCAGCACCACGAAACGACCCCTTAATGGCAACAGTAGCTCGAAGGTGTGAGGGTGTCGGTGCGGGCGCACGTAGGTCCCAGGTCATATTCCTTCCGGCGTCCGGCATTTTACCGCCAGACAGCTCGGGATTCGTGATATCACCGTTCTTGCAGAATACGGTGATGACGTACATACCGTAAATAGTGCCGGTGCCATCCAGTAACGGCCAGGCGCGCCCCTCGTCAGCCATTAAACGAATGGCCGTCATCGTCAACTTTCCGCCGGTGAGCTCCGGGTAAAGCACACCGGCCAGGGTAATTTTTTCATCCCCCGGCCCCAGATACTGGAAAGAATCCCGCTTACCAACGCGGGAGTTTGACGGCCACCGATATTCGGCGTCGCGTTGCATCGTCTGGTGTGGCAATGTCTGACGCATAAAAACAAACATACCGAGTGCGAGCATCATTTTTCGTCACCTCCTATCCGTCGTGGTTCATGCTGGCACGCTGGCGGGCGCGTTTTTCACGCTCAAATTTTTCGAGCGCATCCTGTAACTGGCGATCGAGCTGCGTACCGCTGCCGCCCCCCTGAACGTCGATGTGATATTCGTTTTTACTTTGGTCTATATAAGAACGTCCCGCCGGTGCGGTGACGGGTTGATATGCCTGATAGCCACCGTAAGTGCCGGTTGCCGGAATATAAGAGTTACTCTGCGTGGCTGCGTTCGCTTTCGCGGCAGTCTGGTCAAGCGTGCTGGACTCTTTATTAATAATGCCGAGTTTCTCCAGCACCCAATCAATACCGCTGCGCAGCTTATTGAATGCTGTAAGCGGTAACGTAAGAGCGTCAGCCAGGCGCTGACCAAACAACACACCGGCATCACGAAAACTGTTTAAGGTTTCCTGCGATGACTTGACCGGCGCAATCAGGTTGTTAAACCAGTCCCACGCGGCTTTCAGTTTTCCGCCCAGCCAGTCAAACATCGGTTTAAGCGGCGCAAACAGTTCAGCTACTGGCGCAAATGCGGCCCGCATCCCTTCAATCACTCCGCCGAAAAATGCGCTGATGGGTTCCCAATATTTACGGATGAGCAATGCCCCGGCCACTATTGCGGCCACGACAGCAACAACCGGCCAGGAGATTGCGCCAATTGCAGTAACGACGCCACCGGCCACCGTTGTAAATACGGTACCGAGCACCGTCGCAGCGGCGATGATGGCATTAACTCCCGTTATAACCGGCCAGGCAATCAGCCCAATGGCCCCAATCATACCCACCACGCCAAGCGCCACGGCGGTAATCACCCCAAGCGTCTGCGCAAGCTCTTTATTTCGCTGGATCCACTTATCAAGTTTGAGCACGTAGCCAGTCGCAGTCTGCACCAGTTTGCGTAATGAGGATTCCTGCTGGTCAAACAGGTCGGTGCCAACAGCCTCATACGCAGACTGAAACTCTTTGAAGTCGCCGCCGAGGTTATCCTGCATGACTTTAACCAGCTCCTCGGTCTTGCCGTCCGAGGCTTTAAATGCAGCCGTGAGCTTGTCCAGCTTTCCTGATTGAGCCGCGTTCATCAAAACAGCGGCGGCAGAGCTGGCCTCTTCACCAAATATCGTTTTCATGTATTCAGCGCGCTGACCGGTACCCAGTTTATTTTTATCAAAACTGGCCTGCATTTCCTTCAGGATGGTAAAGATCGGGCGGGTATTCCCTTTACTGTCTGCCGTTTTAATTCCAAGTTCTTTAATCGCCGCGTAGGCTTGCCCGGTCGGTGCCTGGAGTCGACTTAAAATAGCGCGACTACCCGTACCAGCCATTGATCCCGTAATTTTCGCATCATGTAGGGCGCCAACCATTGCAGCGGCTTCCTCAATGCTGACACCGGCATTTTTCGCCACCGGCGCAGCATATGTCAGCGCATCACTAAGCCCGTCAAAATCTGCTGCGGTTTTATTCATTGTCATCGACAGGACATCACCGATGTGAGAGACCTGCTCGTTAGAAAGCTGGAAAGCTGATTTCATCCCCATCAGCAAACCGGCGTTCTCTTCCATTGTTCGACGGTTAGCAAGCGCCATATTAAGTGTGACGGGCGTCGCCGCCTGAATCGCTGCCGCATCGCCGCCCGCTTTCGCGATGATAATCTGAGCTCCGGCAGCATCATCGGCAGAGGCGGCAGTATTGTCGCCCAGCAGTCGGGCTTGTTTTCGCAAAGCCGTCATTTCTGCGGAGTCTTTCGCCACACCGAGTACAGCCTGTAACTCGGAATTTTTCTGCGCAAAATCATAACCCGGTTTCATCAGTGCAACACCGGCCAGCGTGCCGGTCGTCGCCATACCGACACCGGCGGCACCCATTGCGGCAGCGTTTCCGGCCAGCTCTTTACCTGCCTGATATCGCTGCTTAACCGCATTGAGCTTTGCCTGTTGCGCGCTGACGCGCGCCAGTGCTTCACGCTGGCGATTGAGCTGCACCGTCGTTTCGCTGATGCTGGTTTTTAACCGGCGCTCGTCTGCCGCCAGGGTGCGGGTATTGATTCCCGCCTGGCTGAGCTCTTGCCTCTGGCGTTGTACAGCCTGCCGCAAGCTGTTGTGTTTGAGCTGGAGCGCTGCGGCGCTTTTACGTGCGGCATCCATTGCCTGCGCCTGCGCGCGCGTCGGCTGTTCCGTATTTTTAAACTGGATCGCCAGCGCGGCGGCTTCCTGCTTCGCTTTCTTCAGCTCCTGACCGGTAACGGCGAGTTGCGCGCTTGCCTTGCGAAACCCGTCAATACGGGATGCCTGGCCGTTCAGTTCACGCAGTGATTTTTGAGTGTCCCGGATATCACCAGACAGCGTTTTGCTCGCTGTCTGGATGGTTTTAAACGGGCGGGTCGCCTGGTCAACAGCCTTGAGTAATACCTGCAATTTAACGTCGTTACTCATTCGTGTTTCCGCTTCGCTGTAGCGCCTTTTCGCGCCAGGTGGTGAGCTCGGTCAGGCTCATGGGATATAACTCTGATGGCGGCCAGTGAAAAATCACCGCGATATCCGCCATCAGGTCATCGACCGACATATCTTTCGGAAAATTTAATCCGCCAAATTCGGCGACAAAAAACCGATCACCTTTGTTGCCAGCGCCATCAAATCGGGTAAATCCATCATGACGACATCCGACTCGGTGAGTGATGGGCTGGTCATACGCGGCAGCACTTTAATCAGGGCATCCACTTCAGAGCGCGCAACGTCGGCCAGGCTGACACCGCGCAGGGTTCCGGCGTTGGGCTTCATCAGGGTGATTTTTTCGATGACCTGCTCGCCGCGTTTGATGGGGTTTTCCAAGGTGACGATGTTTTCTTTGCTCATGAGTTTCTCACTATTTACGGATTCGGGGTTAACCGGCCAGACATGCTGGCCGGGGAAAAATTACAGACCGATATTGCGGCGGTGCTGGTCGAGTCGGTCGACGCCGTTCACCTTCTCAATCATGTTGAGGACGTCGATTTCTACCAGCTCTTTACCGTTCATGGTCAGCTTGTAGTACGTGCAGACCAGCGATAACTTGCTGCTGGTATCCTCGCCCTGTTTGCTCTCGCCGTTATCGACTTCCTTCACCTTGAAACGGGTCTCAACTTCCACCGCCACGGTTTCGCCGGTATCGTCCCGCTGGTAAGAGCCTGCATAGCGCAGTAGCGTCCCGGTACCGACGGCACCATATAGCGACCAGATCGCATCATCAGGGAAGCCGCCGAGGGAAATCTCCATCGCCAGTGCGTCATCGTCGAGGCCGAAATCGACAGGGGCCGAGCCTGACATCCCGCCGCCCCGGTAGTTTTCCAGCTTACGGGTCAGCTTTGGCAGGGTGACGGACTCGATAACGCCGAGATAGCTGACGCCATCCAGAAACGTGTTCAGGTATTTGAGCTTGCGCGGCATTGCCATTGGTCAGGGCTCCTTAATTGCTGTTCACCGATGACACCAGATTCGCCAGGTATTTATCGGTAATGCGCTGGCGTAGCGTCAGGTTTTCGAGAGGGGGAACCGGCGTATAGTCGTAATCGATATACAGTTTCCCGGCTTTGAGGGTCGCCGCGTCGTTGGCCGATTCATCAAACCAGCAGGTCGCATCGACGATATAGCCCGCCGTTTTCATCTCGCGGAATTTCGCATTGATACCCGCAACGATGTCTTTAATCAGCGTGGCAGTGATCGGCTTGTCGACCGCCCACATGTGACCCGCGGCCATTGTGTCGGCGATAACCTGCGCGGTGCGGGTGTAGTTCTCAAACAGGAACAGCGGGTCATCGGAGCAGCAGCGGTTACCCCAGAAGCGGAAACCGTCTTTGCGAATGAGCGTGGTGACGCCAGCCTCGTTAAGCAGGTCGGCATCGGTGCCGGATTCCTGCAAATCCCAGAAGACCGACGCGCTGATGCCGGTGACGCCATTCACGCCAACGTTTGACAGGGTTTTATGCCAGCCGGTGTCCTGGTCGATTTTGGCGCGCAGGCCCAGCGCGCGGGCGGTCGCCCAGGCGGTTTCGGTCGCGTTCGCCGTGGTATCCCATGCCAGAAAATCCGGCCAGATAACCATCAGCTCACGCTGGCTGAAATTCTCGCGATAGAGCATCGCCTCGGAAATGTTCTGGCAATCCCAGGCGCTGATATAACCAAATGCGCGCAGCTTCTGGCAAATCGGCGCGAGCGCGGTCGCAACCTCAAGGGAATCGAGACCCGGCACGCCAAGGATGCGCGGTTTAACGCCAGTGACTGCCTCCGCCGTGAGCAGCGCTTTCAGCCCGGTGTAATTGCCGCTTTCGTCGGTGCCGCCGATGATATTAGAGATAGTCTGCGCTTCAGCATCATCGCCGGTACCTTCGGCAACGCGCACGACGACAATGACCGGCTTAGACTGGTCGGCGATTGCCTGGAGGGATGCGGCCAGGGTGCCTTTTGTACCCGCTTTCGCAATGGCGCTTTGCACGCTGGTAATCAGTACGGGCTTATTGAGTGGGAAGGTGGCGGCATCGGCATCGCTGGCCGTGCAGACCATGCCGATAATCGCCGTTGATACGGTGGAAATGACGCGGGTGCCGTCGTTAATCTCGACAACCTGGACGCCGTGATGAAAATCGCTCATCCGTTTAACTCCGTGGTTAAGGGTGAGCATTATTTTCAATCGTGGGGGAAGGGGTGACGAGTCATCCCCGCTGTAACAGGGACGATACAACAGGAATGACCGTCACAGGGTCAGGCGACACGGCTCCAGCACATCAGCAGGGTGTGAGCTCCCACCACACTGAACGATTTACCCTCGCCGAGGCTGGCGGTTTTGCCGGTGGTCGTGTGTTTGTGCGGTGGCACCGTGACTTCATGCTCGTGCTCTCCTGCGTCATCCGTTACGCCCAGCTCTTTCGGGTTAAAGAGCTGCCGGACATCGCCACCAATCTCCCAGGGGTCATCTTTACCAGCCACGCCGCCATGATTGTGCTTCCCGTTGCGCGTGGTCGTCAGCTTCAGCTCTGCCTGTTCGCTGGTCTCGCCTTTCACATCAACCTGCACAGCGGGCAGGTTAGCCCGCTGGAGGGTGACGGTATCGCTGCCGCCGGTGGTGCCCACGTTTGAGCCGTCCGCTTTCGCCACCCTGATTGTCAGATTTTCGCCGGTATACACCCATTGGGACCACGGCCAGCGTTCATTGGGATTGAGGTTCTGGTTAAAAAACCGCGTGGTTCCGACGGGGTTATCCTCTTCCCAGGCGTCGCTTACCGCCTGCTTAACTGCATCAGTAATGGCCTGTTTAATATCTGTATCGAGCTGGCTCACGACCTCATCAGCATAATCCTTCGCCTCTCTTTTGGCTCTGTTAACCTCATCCACTGAGGCTATAATGACCGTGGGGTCAGCTTGCAGTTCTACCGCAGCGGTATTGCTGACCGCAATCCATAAATTAACTGACTGCATTCTACCCGCCCCCTCAGAAAGAAGAGGTTTGTACGTTGGTGCGAGGTTTGCAACGGCAATGCACTCACCATCCTCATCATAAAGTGCGGCCTCACGTATCCAGAAACCACCTACCTGCGGCATGATCAGAATTTCAGTGCGAATAACATTCGCAGCCATATCTGCTATCTCTACACGGTTCAGGGCGGCGCGATATTTTTCATTGATGAGGCCGGATGATAAATCGCCCACCGTCACTGCCGCTCCATTACCATCACCAACCGCCATTTCAGTGAAAACGACCGGTTTTCCGGTTACAATGGCCTGAGCCATCCGCTCTTTCCCTGTGGCAGTCAAAATGGCGCTATATTTATTCTCTGCCATTCTTATCACCCATCAATATTGTTAAAAAAACATTCGCTGCCGTGTCACTTATAATCCCCACGCAGCAAGAACCGGAGCCAGCAGCGCATCACCCCACTGAGCACCACCCAGCTCTCCCGGGTGAACATCATCCGGCAGTGATACCGTCTGGACGCCAGTATCTGACGTGCCCGTTACCGTCTCATTCATCCCGTATTTGTAGCTGAGCTGTGCCCAGGCCGGAGCCAAAATGATTTGTTCATTCAGTCGGTTGTCAAATTGCCTTATCTTCTGAGTGATCCATTTGGCAAAGTCGGGCCAGTTTTGCGGGGCACTGACGCCTGACCAGCCGAAAGCCTGATGAGAAATGACGAACCTGGAATTCGGCAACTTCTCCCTGAATTTGGCGATCATAAATTCCTGAGCGGCAACTGTTTGAGCCGGAGTGTAGTTGTAATACAGGTCGTTATAGCCGAGCTGAATCACCACGACGAGTTTATCGCTGGTACTGATACCGGATGCAGCCATCCACGCGGCCACGTCGAAAATGTGATAATTAGCGAGATTCGGATTATCTGCATAGCTCTGCCCGCTGTATGCCTTGTCATAACAATACTGCGGATATGTCGCAAAATCGGCAGCTACTGCATCACGCAGAAATGGCTGGCTGAAATTCGTTTTCTTCGTCTTCCCGATATAGTCGAACGTAGTCCAGCCGCCACGACCGTCAAATGGAATTCCGTCATCTGGTGTGTTTGGTAGGGTATAACCACCGTCGTCCGTCATGCCGCGTGTTTTTCGGGAACCCACGCCCACATATGTCGCCCCAGTCGCGTTGACGGCAAAATACAGCCACGGAACACAGCGTTCACCCAGACTGTCCATAATGCATGCTACTTTTACGCTGCCTGACTGTGCGGCCGGTAGTCTGGTAAATGTCGCTTTCTTCCTGTAAACAGCACCCGACTTATCTGCGCGGGCATTAACTACCAGCGTGGGGCCATTGATTTCTGACGGTAAAATGGTGGCGTCCGGCACGATACTTTTGAGCAAAATCGGCTTTCCTTCATAACCATGACTGGAAAGCACCACATCAGCGCCGTTATGCCACGGACGTTCACCACTTACCAGATTAGCGCCATAAAAGCGAAGCGGCCTCCCCTCCACTGCATAAAAGTGCGAAGGGAAAACAACATCAGTGTTCTGATTCGTTATCACCCCACTTTCCAGATTTGTTACGCGCGTCTCAATCCCGGCTGCAGAGGACATGAGGCTATACAGAATTGCTGTCGCCGGAGTAAAGAAGGTACCGTTTGCAGAAACAGGGATCATTGTGATGTCAGCGGAGTAGCCTCCCGCTTTTGCAGAGGAATAAACCCCCCATCCCGAAAAGACCTGGCCGGAGGCTATCGGTAAGTCAATCTCGTGATAATCCCCATCAGCTATCAGTGGCTTCTCATTGCCCCCCCAGGCGCTGCCATTTCGACTCTGGATTTTTAATGCGGCACTGGTAGAAGATATTTTATACATCATCTTGACGGTTGATACGCCAGTGACGGCGTTGACCGTGTTCAGTAGCTGCTTATACACCACACCGGCATCACTTAACGTGTAGGTGTAAGGCGAGCTTTTTACAAATGAATCAAACGTTGAGCTCTGGGACAGTATGGCCAGAACAGCATTAGCTGATGCCACTGCCGAATATAGCGAATCAATCTGCTCTGTCAGCGCATTTTTTTTCCCGTAGTTGACCTCTGCGAAAAAAGACCCTGCGGATATTTCCGCTCTGGTGTAAATTTTTAATTGTTTTGTGTCTGCCGCGGCTACGAGTGTAATGGTCTGTCTGGCACCACCACCTGCGAGCTGCACTTCGTCACTTGTCCACGCGCTGTCATTTGCCAGCCTGGCAAATAAACGTCCCGCCGTAACATCCAGCGAATAGTTTAAAGTTACAACGCCACCGGATGGCACGCTGATGCCCGCATACATCTCTGAGTAAATACCCGTTGAATTAACATAATTAACACGGTTGTCATTTGTTTGGGAAAGGACAAAAAACGGATATCCGCTATTGTTCACCCAGTTGTTAACTAAGCCAATTTTGGTTTTCTCTGTCAGCGATGCCTGTCCATCCATTGCGGCCAGGATAGCGGCCGTAATTGCGTTTTTCTTATTGCTGTACGCAACAATAGATAACTGGATATCGGTAGCCAGGCGAGTATTAACACCTACTGCGATTAACGTAGCCGTCGCCGCAGTCGCCGTCAGCTTGATTTCCTGCCAGTTATCGCTGGCTGTCAGCGTTACCTGGTTGCTGACGAACGTTCCGTTGATTGAGGTTTTCAGCCCTACTGAGGGTGCCCCGCCTTTACCAGAATATTTATAGCGGACGGTAATAATATCCCCAGTGGCAACCGGGATCTGCAAACTGCCACACGCCTCCCGATACCTTATGCTGTTTACAGCGTAAGCATGAAGCGAAAGTGTGTTCTCATTCGGTGATAAAAATTCATCAAAGGGATACAGGGTATTACCCTCCCACCCTGAAACGAAACCGACCACCATGCTCTTTATAATGCTTTCGATGTATTCCATCGCAGGTAATGACTTACCTGTTTTTTGCACCGCCCCCGACAAAACCCTGTACTCATCTACCCAATTTTTTGAGTCGGAAGATCGAATTGCAATTAAATTTCCTTCTGTCAACCTCCCCGAGTTAATAGCTTCCTGGGCCTGTGCTTCAGAAGAATAAGGCATCTCCCCAGACTGCATACCATTAATCTGATCTTTTATCCATCTCGTGCGGCTTGCAATGGCTAACGCTTGCTTATTGGCAACACCATTTAACCCACCTGAAACTTTATCACCTCGGGTGATAAGAGGCACTGTCTCTACCCACTTACTTTCTTCGCTTATGTCCGTCATATTACTCACCCGAATAAATATTATTTCCGTTGAAAAATACTGTTCCGTCGTAATAAATGCTTTCCGATGGGGCATAATCCGGTGGAAATACCTCTAATGTATCCCCGTCGTACGCAGCTACGCCGATCCATGCCTGTCCATTTGTCCCTGTCAAAATAGTCATTTGCGAAATATGCCGACTGGCTGGCTTCGCGTCGCCAATAATCCGCTCAAGCTCGTAAATCATCGGCTCCGTGATACCGATGTCATTCAGATCGATCACAAGCCGAAACGTCCCGGCGGGGTCGGCCACTTCCCACCATTCCTGGAGCGTCATGCTATAGCCCAGCGTTTCAATCACGCGCCGCACGGCGGCGACGGTTCCCTTACGTTGGTGGATCCAGAAAGCATCACTGACCGCCTGTCGTTTAACCGTCTCTGACCATGTTTCCTCCCAGCGGTCGACGGAAAACGCCCAGGCCAGATAAGGCAGGAACTTTGCCGGGCATTTCCACGGATTCCATAAATCACGCAGCGATACGGGTAAATCGCTGATAGAGGCGCATGCTGCGGCAGCTCGCTGTTCCAGCAGAGATGAACCAGACGCCATCAGCGAATTATTCATCCGATCCCCCGATAATAACGCGGGCGTCAGTGCAATAAGCGGCCTGCGTTTTATCCAGCACTACATCGGCCAGCGGTTCGCGCAACTCAACGCGCTGAACCCCCTGCACATGCAACGCGGCGTAAATCGCCGACATTCGGATGTCACGACCGAGGCGGCGCTGTTCCGTGATATAAGCGGTTAACTGTGCCTTGGCAGTAGCAAGAATCGGCTCGGTCGCCGGTCCGGGGTAAACATACAGCACCGCGTCGATCGCATAATTGACGATTTCAGCCGAGACGACTGTCAGGCGGTCAGCGACCGGTCGTACACTCTCATCATTCAGCGCGGTACTGACGGCCAGCAATAAATCATCCGACGCCGTGCCGTCGCCTTCCCGCGACAGTACCGCGATAGTTACCTCTGCTGGAGCCGGGCTATTAGCCGAAGCATCCGCGACACGTCCGTCGGCACTCAGGGCGTGAAATTCATAGGCACCGGTTGGCCCGGCAACACTCATCCCCTCAAAAGCAGCCGGTACGCGCTGGCGCAAATCGCTGTCGGATTCCATGACCGCCGCCACCGGCGGGATTTGGGTCTCGTCTCCGGGGGTGATGACCAGGCGTTCAACGTTATTATTTGCCGCGAGCTGGTCGAGGTCGTTTTTGATGGCATAGGCCACCATCCCGGCTTTCGCCGCCTCGTTAATGCGCTGGCGTAAAATCACCTCGCGATAGGCATTCTCTTCGAGATATTTCACCAGTGGCTCAGACTCCAGCGTTAATGTCCTGGCGACCGCATCCTGCTCATCTTCCGGGTACAGTGAAATCAGCGTCGCTTTGCGCTCGGCGAGGATGGTTTCAAAATCCAGTGTTTCCACCACATCAGGCGCGGGGAGCTGGCTCAGGTCGATAACTGCCATAGGTTCAACTCACAGGGATGGTTAAGGAAAGGCTCTCGCCGGTATCGGTAATTTGGCCGGTCACGTCGACGACCATCTGCCCGTTAAACTGCCGCGCAGTGGTGATGCTGGTCAGCCTTACGCGCGGCTCCCACTTCAGGATCGCCATGTAGCACGCGGCCATAATTTGCAGCTCAAGCGCCGGGGTCTGAGGCTGGTCAATCATCTGCGACAACAGCGAGCCGTATTCACGACGCATGACGCGGGAGCCGACGGGTGTGCGCAGAATATCCCCAATGCTCTGGCTGATATGGTCAACATCTGAAATGCTTTCACCGTTCGTGCGGTTCATGCCGAGATAACGCGCTGTCATTTGGTGCCCTCCGTCCATTCATCGCCGCGCCTGATGCCGCCGTGGCCGTGTTTATCCACCTGAACACCGTTGGAAGTGAAAGCGCCGCCGCTGTGCTCGATATCACCTGACATCTTGCCGCCTTGCTTCACCTCCAGCGTGCCGGTCGTCAGTTTGTTGGTGCAGACCACCTCCGGTGTATCGAGGGTGATGCGGGTCTCGGCTTTTACCAGCACCACCGGCACGCTGACGGCAACCGAATCGGATGCGGTCACATCGGCAGTTTTAATGCCGGTGACGGTCAGCGCGCCGGTTTCCGGCTCATAACTCATGACAGCACCATCAGGAAACTCGACGAGCCAGGCATCCGCTGAGTCCGATGGCGCGGGGTTATCGTCGGAATAAATACCCGGCAGCACAAAAGCGGTATCGAGCTCACCGCCCACAGCCAGAATCATCACCTGCTCACCAATGGAGGGAGCCCACCAGGTGCGCGAGCGCCCGGCCCGATGCGTCAGCCACTGGAGCCAGTCGGTATAAATGCCGCCGGTCTGCACGCGACAGCGCCCGGCATCGAGGTCAGTTTCGACGACGATGCCGGTGCGGATCATGTTGCGTATCGCCCGGGCAAGTTCCTGGATAGATGCGAGAGTATTCATAGGGGAAAGGATGCCGCCAGAGAGTTCTGTCGGCAATTTTTAGCTTTTTGCTCAAGGCTGGCACATCAAGACTATGCTATAAAGATAAAAGAAATGTGATGCGAATTAATTACTCATTAATAAAAACTGAGAAACATTGTTCATTTGTGATAGGCTGTTCCCCATCCCAAAAAGACACATACATATGGTGGAGGCCTTTATATGCAGTTTCCTCCCAATGTTTTGCAAAATACCGTTTATCAGCAGATGAGAAGGTGGCGTTTTCAAACGCCTCGTGATTCCCATTATTTAAATTTTTAGACGCCTCACTGCCGGTGTTTACCACCCTGAATTTAAATCTCGGATTTTTATATAGAGTGCCCGAATGAAAGTATCCTTTAAACGATATCCCTCTCCCTTTTTTTATTGTTCGAGAGCAAGGGTAATATTCATCATCAGACACATCATCTTCATCATCTTTCAGGCTTGCTCTGATATAAAAACTTTCCTCTTCTATACTCGTTGGTAATAGCTTGAGATAAAATTCATTCTTTAAAACAAACTGCTTATAATTAATTGGATTACCTTGAGCATCTTTATAGTTTGGAGTAATGTATTTTACAGGTACAGTTTCATTCGATTTTGTAACAGTTTTAATAGACAACTGATTATCATCAAGTCCTAAAAGTTGGGCAAGACTATCGCCAATCATTATGCAATTCTTTGGTGCCTTTTGTTGAAGTTTTGCTGCCACATCGACAAAAAATGAAGTTGCAGTAACCTCTCGACTCTCCTGATACCCATACACCCCCCATACAACTTGATCATTCGCTCCATAATCGATACCAATTCTTATCCCTAAGTTCTCATCAACACCTAAATCATTAAGTTTGGGTATTACGACACTTTTAAACATTTCTATTAAGTATGTAGCACAGTTTATTGCATCAACAGCACTATCAGCAATTCGACCCTCCTGCGTATTTATATCACTTCTGAAGAAAGCCATCACAGCATCCCCCATTATTCTATGGACGTGACCATCAAATGAATTAACAGTTTCAATAGTGCATCTTATGATATCGTTTTTAATTCTAAAGACTATATCAGGAGTAAATATAACACCTAGCTTAGTTGAACCTATAATATCCATAAACATTGTTATGGCATATCCATTCCTTAACTCTCCCTCCTTCATATTTGAAAAATCAGGATGACAGCCGAATGTAGGCATTAACTTCCCATGCTTACCAAATTTCCCCCTTACTATTTCTTTTACGCCATAGTGTTGATTAACAACACTTTCTTGAATACTTTCCATAGCTACAGCATCATTCAGAAAATCAAATGACTTACCTAACCCCTCAAGCCCAGATGCTGAATCAAAAGCAGAATCTGCTTTTACTAAATCGCGCGATCTTGCCCGTGATTCAGAAATTGTTTTTTCCAGACTACGCTCTAAGTTAGAATATATATTCTTAATTGACATACCCCACCCTCACAGATTAGATAAGAAAATTATATAAATGGAGAAGCAAATTACACCGGTAGCCACCTCGATGCATTTTATAGCAATTATTTGATTTTCATATTTTGATAACAAAGCCTTTGACAAATTATGATTCAATGATATTAATTGATTAAGGAAAGATGAGTCACCTACTGTACAAAATTCTTTTTTATAATCAGCCAGGCTATCGTAGCCTTTCACTATATCAACAAATGAAAAGGTATTAACACTTTCACTTACCTTAATAAAAGGAGTTATCCCTTTCAATGAAAAAAACACTGACACTATAAGAAAACACAAAGCCAATCCAAGCAAGAAAGACAAGAAACACTTATCAGAACCAACAACAACAAAAGAAGTAATTTTGTCAAAGTTCACGGCAATTGCAGCTATTATGGCAGAGGCCAAGCTGAGCAATATTGTTGACTTAGTATTAGCATAATTTAAATACGTATCCGTGCGAATGATAACTTTAATCATCAATTCTATTTTCTTATTAACCTGATTTTCATTTTCTTCGCTAGTTTCTCGCACGCGCCACCTTCTTTTGGGATTATTCCTGTAGATTATTAATGATCAAGGCCTCCACAAAGTCAACATCATCAATAGAAAAGCCAACTAACTGGCGCGTAGGGTACTCAATAACGCGGCCGTATAGGGAGGGTTTATCTTGTAATCCAAACTGATGCACGCGGGCGATGCGCTGCACTTTTCCGGTAAATTCCACCACCGCCGCGCTGTCGTTACCGCTCGCTTTCATATAGCGGTTGGTTCGCAGTTTCGCGAACATCTCGCGCTTAATCCGGCCTTTCTTTGCCCTGACGGGCTGGCGCTTACGCGGGGCAAATGGCGAACCGTCCGGCGCTTTCTGTGACTTAATCCGCTGTTGTTGCCGCTGGCGCAGTTTCTTCGCAATGTCGACGGTCATCCGACGCCGCCCGGCAGGAGAAAGGGCCGCTATCAACCCGGCAAGCTTGTCCTCAAAGGGTTTGAAGTCATTCATCCCATTTACTCACCAGTTCGCCATTACTCCACATCTCAACAGGGCGCGTCACCGGCTCCGGCGGTGGCGGCTCCGGGGTGTTCTCAACGTACATTGCGCCGTCGGCCTCTTTGACCAGGGTGCGCTCGGTCAGCAACAGGCTGATGCTGACATCAAGGCTGCTGTCGTTATTAATGTCAGCGTACCAGGCAAATCCTTTTTTTCTCCCCTCGTCGGTTGTCATGATGTCCGGCTGATTGACGCGCAACCAGGCCATAATCGGCACAAACAGCAGGTCAATATCGTCGGTAAAATCCGTGACCACGATGTTAAGCGTGTACCGCTTTTCAAACGACAGGGAGCGCGCCAGCGTCGCCGTATTGTTGCCATCGTCCAGGCGAAGGTGAAGCATATCGGGGTTGGTACGCAGTACCGGTACCGCATCAGTTAAGGCTTTTCGCAGACTGTTGGGCTTTAACATCGATTTCATCCTGGCATTGTTTAACCGTATCGACCTGGATTGCGCAGCTTTTCAGGGCGTTTTCGAGCTGGCGTATATCCGCACTCAGGTCGCCATTAGTCAGCGGGTCGCTGCCCGGCATCGGGCAGGGACTGACCTTCGGGCAGGCGTTGTAAACAATCACCGGCGGCGGCGTTGGTACAGGCGGCGCGCTGGTGCAACCGGCGCACAGCATCAGGTAAATCAGCGCGATACCAGCGGCGAAACGCGTCATTTTCATTGAGTAACCTCGTGATAGTTTGTTCACGCCGAAAAGCCAGCAGGTTAGCCGCCGTGAGCTTATCCCTCATGGCAACCTGCGCCAGCTCTTTGCGCTGCGACTGCTCTGTGGCAACGTTGAGCTGATTTTTCAGCATGGTGATCGTGGTTTTCTGCGTACCGGCGACCCGGTTCGCACGTTCAAATGAGGCGCGCAAATTGCTGTTATCGTGTCTCATCCACAGCAGACCCGCACAGGCCAGCGCCAGCAGGAGAATCACTATCTTCATGCAGTTCCCCCTCCGGCCTTGCGCCACACTGCGACCAGCTTGTCTAGGCTATGCTCACGCTGACCGTATCCGGCACCCGGCAATGAAGCCCAGATATTGCGACAGCGTGAAATCGCGCGCTCAATGCGCCCCTGCTGCAAATCTTCCAGCGCACCACGCTCCCGAATAAGCTGAATGGCGAGCCTGTCCTGTGATACCGGGCTGAAATCAGGCAAAGCGAGCTGTTTCTGATAATGCGGCCAGAACAGATAAAGCTGCTGGTAACGCCCGGATGCCGTGGATTTTTCCCCGCGACGATTGAAGACCTTCGCCGGGCGTCCACCGGCGAACGGGTGATCGCGATAATCGGTAAAAATCTCCGGCTTGCCATCGATACCCGTGACGATAACGTCGTAACCGTTGTTTCGGGTCAGCGGATGCGTTGCTGTCCCTTCCGAAAACGCCAGCGTGTCGAGGAATGCCGCAACGTTGGGATGTGTCTTAATGACTGCCATCGTTTTCCCCTTTTTTAATCTTGCGCTGGATAGCAAGCTCTACCGCCTGATAACCGGCGATACCCAGCATGGAGCCAAATCCGCACACGGCCGCGGTTGGCAGGTCTGGAAACTGTACCAGGGCAACCCCGGCCACCATCGAAACAAAGCCACCCAGCAACGTGCGACCAATAAAAAGACGTGCGGTGATCGGTTCACCACCGGCCAGCACTTTACCGACGACAATCAGCGCGCCGATGATAAAAAGCGAAATGACGCTTTTTTCCCCTTCCGTCATGTGGTTACTCCCAGAGGTTTATTGTTTCTGTTACGGGGGATGACTTCACATCAGGCAGCTCGATCACAGTGCCATGCGGCAATACTGCGCCGAGCTCGGCTAACCCCGGATTTGCGGCGAGCACCGACTCGAAGACCCCCTCAGTGCGCCCGTAATACCGGGCGCAAATCATGTCGAGCGTGTCGCCCTGTTGCGCGATGGCCTGCATCAGATTTGGCTCACGATGCAGCGGGGTTTGTCCTGGACGCGTGATACGGCCCAGCGCATGTCCCGCCACAGCTCGTCGACAGTGGTATCGATGCTGTCAGCTTTCTTGTCACCTTTGGCGCTGGCATCCACACCGCGATAACGCTCATAGAGCGTGGCGGTCGCCATTGAGGTGACGGCGCGCAGGTAATAGAAAACGCGCACACTCTCTCCGTCGAGATCGTCAGCCGGCACGTCGGCAAGCTTGCTAAAACCCCCGGCAATCTGCTGTTCCCGCCACAAAAACAGCTCTGCATTGGTTTCGGCGATGCCGGTTTTGATGGCCTCACGAAGCCGGGCCGGGGCGACGGTCTGCTCAAGTCGCATCCCTTCACGCACGCGTTTCGGGTCGATGTCAGGAAAGAAAAACGTATTTTTTATCACCGGCTCATCGCTGGCAGGTGGCGGGATGACCACCACGCCACCCGGCTGCGGCTCATCGTTCTTTTTAATAATCAGCGTCGTCATGACTACCTCTGAATAGGTGGGCGGTGGACGCCGGTTTCAGGTCAGGTAAAACACCCTCATCGACCGGCGTGCCGCCCTGGCGCGGGGCGCATTCTGTTAACCGACGGTCTTTTTCGGGCGGCCACGTTTAGCCGGTGCCGTGGTTTTCACGGCGCGCGGCGCTCTTACCGGGGCTTTAACGACTGTTGCCGGTTTGGGCTTCAGCTCTCGCTCAAGCCGTTCAATGTCTTTTTTGACGCCTGCCTGACAATCGAGCTGCATCGCTCGCTTGAGGTGGGCCAGCGCGTCGGCGGGCTGTTTGTTGTCCCGCAGCACCTGGCCGGTGATTTTGTGCAGTTTTGCGCGCACCTCATCAGGCATATCGGCGGCGGCGGTCAGAGCCAGCGTGTCGAGCAGCAGGCTGATGACGACCGGTTCACCGGCGGCATGGGCGCGCATGGCGGCGAGCGCCACCTCTTCGGCAAACATGTACTGCGGCGGGCGGCGGTGTTTGCCTGGCATGGTCAGACCGTACTTAAACGCGTAGCGGGCAATATCCATCGCGCCGCCGATATCGCCGACATCGAGACGCCACAGCATGACGGTCATCACGATGTCATCCTGTGCACCTTTGCCCTGTTCCAGCACGCCACTGACCCACGGCAGATAGAACGGCAGCAGCTCGCGCTTTTTCGTGGCTTTCAGCTCTTTACCAAAGATGGCTTTTAACGTGCGTTGGTCTGCGGCCAGCTTAACCAGCATCTGCTCGTAGGCAGTGGCATGCCGCAGCGGGTTGTTTTCCCGCTGCGCGGTTTCAATGGCCGAGACCCGCATCATGTGACGCCGTGCGGGGCTCGTCATCGGTTAGCCCTCCGGTTGTGCGGCAGAGAAATCGCCCAGCTTGATATTTTCAATGAAGCACCCGGCGGCGTAGGTTTCGACCACGTAATCGATGTTCATCGATTCGTAGTTTTCCACCTGGTCAAGTTTCGGGTTTTCGATGATGGATCGGCGGTGGCTTTCATCCATGAAATAGATGGACAGGTTATCGAGACGCGTCACCATAATCGCGTTCGCCGGGAAGTACGGCACACGGACGGCGGGCAGGTTGCCGATGCGTTTCTGGCTGATGATGATGTCAGCCGCGAGCGCTTCGCTGTTCGGCTGGTCTTTGTTGACGATCGGGAAATATTTATCGGCCAGCAGCTTACGGCCCACAATTGCGACGAGCTCCGAATCTTCCTGATAAATCTCGTCAATCAGGTTGTCGGTGGCATCCATGACCAGCGCATCGAGGTTAACGTAATCGCCGTTTTTACCCACGCGGATAACAGCGGAAACGACGTTTCCTTCCTCGTCGACGATTTTGCTCATCACGCGGGTCGGCGCTTCATTGCGGTATTTCTGCGGCCAGCCGACGGCGACATCCTGCAACATCGGATGAGTGGCACGGTCAGAGGTTTCGGCGCGCTCAACGCCGTTGAACCCGGCCATGATGAAATCGAGCGCCTGCCGCTGGATGATGGCATCGCGAATACGGCGCTGGAAGTCCTGGAAGCGCGCCCACAAATCCAGCTTTTTATATTTGAAGTGGAAGTCAAAGTTGACCTGATCGCACTCGTATTTTTTGGACTCCAGCGCGGTAAAGTCGGCGGTTTTACGCTCCTTGCCGCTGTTGGTGTCCGTGGTGCTGGCGATGGTGCCATTGACGCCGACGCCAATTTTTTCACCCTTCAGCTCATCCACCGGCACGATATTAATTTTCTGCAAAAAGGCCGATGACATCTGCACGGTGTTCATCATGGTTTGCGTGACGGACGGCTCGACAGAGAATTTTTTACTCACGTCGTCCGTGTCGATGCCGTTCAGCTCGGCAACGCGGGACAGGTAGGCATTGAATTTAAAACGGGTTTCCTGACGCATAGTCTTTCCTGTTGGGTTAAATCTGGTTGTCTGACCGGGCAAGCCTGTCGCCCGGCGATAAATTCACGACCGTTTAGCAGTCGGTCAGCAGCTCATCGCCACCGCCACCGGTGGAGAGCTTGCGGCGTGGCTGCGTGGTGCTTTCGGTGTTATCCAGCGACGTTTTTAACTTGCTGAATGCCTGGCTGGTCTGGTCAGCCTTCGTGGTGACGTCCTTTTTCAGGGTCGCAAAGGCATTTTCCAGCGTGGCAAGACGCTGTTCAGTGGCAGTGAGGTTTTCCTGCACATGTTCACTGACGGTCGTCACGGCTTCATGCACATCCTGAAAACGGGCGTCATCGCTGGCCTGTTTGCGGCTGAAGATCGCTTTCACTTTGTCGCTCAGGGCGGTAAAGACATTTTCCGCCTGGTCTTCAAACTCCAGCTCGGCGAGAGTGGCGACGGAAATCAGGTTGCCCGGCTCGGCTTTGAAGCGGTTGAGGGGGTTAAATTTGGCACCCCGGCAAAATTCGAGGTATTCGGTGCCGAGGCTGGCCGGGTCATCGGTCACGGCGAGGCCGACCAGGTAGCATTTACCGCTATTGGCGAAATTCGGCTGAATTTCCATTGAGGTGTAGACCTTCTGCAATTTTTTATTCATTGCGATCAGGTCATCGGTCGGGGTGATTTTGGCGAACAGCGCCAGCTTGCCTTTCAGTACCGAATCGTCGTCAATCTTTTCAGACTTCAGCTCAACCACATCGCCGTAACGGCTGAACGGGCCATCCGGCAGGATGCCCTTCAGGTGTTCGAGGTTAATGCGGCAACCATAGACGCGGGGGTCAAAGGTCTCGGCCATTTCCTGAATATCCGTCGCGCTGATAACGCGGCCGTCACAGGTATCGCCTTCGACGCCGATGCGAAACCATTTTGAAACTTTTTTTGCCATTGTCAGGAGTCCTGATATCGGGTTAACGGGTCGGGGTTAGTTTCCCGACGTCGCCGCCCACCCGCTATCAATCCCGGATGGCTTATCCCTCACACAACAGCACCTTAGCGATTCGGATCACCCGTTTCTTTAGCCTTGCCCTGTATCAATCACGGCGAGGCATCCATGACCATCACCACCGACACCACTTTATTAAACGACCCGCGACGCCAGGCGGCTTTGTTGTACTGGCAGGGGTTTTCCGTGCCGCAGATAGCCGAAATGTTGCAGACCAAACGCCCGACAGTGCAGAGCTGGAAACAGCGCGACCAGTGGGAGGAAACCGCACCGCTGAACCGGGTCGAAAGCACCTTAGAGGCCCGGCTGATTCAGCTCTACGCAAAGCCCAACCTGACACCCCACGATTTCAAGGTGGCGGATTTTCTGGCCCGACAGATGGAGCGCTTTGCGCGCATTAATCGCTATGGCCAGACCGGAAATGAGGTTGACCTTAATCCCAATGTGGCCAACCGCAACAAAGGCGACCGCAAAAAGCCGACAAAGAACTTTTTCAGCGACGAGGCTATCGAGAAACTGGAAGAGATTTTTTTCGCGGAGTCTTTCGAGTATCAGCTCCGCTGGCACCGCGCCGGGCTTGAGCACCGTATTCGCGACATTCTTAAATCGCGCCAGATTGGGGCGACGTTCTACTTTTCCCGCGAGGCGCTGCTGCATGCGCTGAAAACCGGCCATAACCAGATTTTCCTGTCAGCGAGTAAGACGCAGGCGTATGTATTCCGCGAGTACATCATTCAGTTTGCCCGCCGGGTCGATGTCGACCTGACCGGCGACCCGATTGTCATAGGCAACAACGGCGCAAAGCTGATTTTTCTCGGCACCAACTCGAACACCGCGCAGAGCCACAACGGCGACCTGTATGTCGACGAAATTTTCTGGATCCCCAACTTCCAGAAACTACGCAAAGTGTCGTCGGGCATGGCCTCACAAAGCCACCTGCGCAGCACCTACTTTTCGACACCTTCCACCCTGGCACACGGCGCTTACCCGTTCTGGTCGGGGGAATTATTCAACCGGGGCCGCGCCAGCGCCAGCGAGCGGGTTGACATCGATATCAGTCATGACGCGCTCGCCGCTGGCGTGGCGTGTCCTGACGGTCAGTGGCGGCAGATTGTCACCATTGAGGATGCGCTCGCCGGGGGCTGTACGCTGTTCAATCTGGAGCAACTCAAGCGCGAAAACAGCGTCGACGACTTCCGCAATCTGTTTATGTGCGAGTTCGTTGACGACAAGGCGTCGGTGTTCCCGTTCGAGGATTTGCAACGCTGCATGGTCGACAGTCTGGAAGAATGGGAAGACTTTGCGCCGTTCGCCGACAACCCGTTCGGCTCCCGCCCGGTCTGGGTTGGATACGACCCTTCGCACAGCGGCGACAGCGCCGGGTGTGTGGTGCTCGCACCGCCGGTTGTCGCCGGGGGCAAGTTTCGCATTCTGGAGCGCCATCAGTGGAAAGGCATGGACTTCGCTACTCAAGCCGAATCCATCCGCCAGCTCACCGAAAAATACAACGTCGAGTACATCGGTATCGATGCTACCGGCCTCGGTATTGGCGTCTTCCAGCTGGTTCGCTCGTTTTATCCCGCCGCCCGCGATATCCGCTACACGCCGGAAATGAAAACCGCAATGGTGCTGAAAGCAAAAGACGTTATCCGCCGTGGCTGTCTCGAATATGACGTCAGCGCCACCGACATCACCACCTCGTTTATGGCAATCCGTAAGACCATGACCAGCAGCGGGCGCAGCGCCACCTATGAGGCCAGCCGCACCGAGGAAGCCAGTCACGCGGACGTCGCCTGGGCGACCATGCACGCGCTGTTAAACGAACCGCTTACCGCTGGCAGCGGCCAGGTAACATCATCCATTCTGGAGTTCAACTGATGAGTAAATACAAAGGCCGCAAGCCACAGCCACAAAAGCGCCCGCGCAACATGAAAGACAGCGCGCCCCAAAAAATTGAGGCGTTTACCTTTGGTGAACCGAGCGCCGTGCTCGACCGCCGCGATATTCTGGATTACGTGGAATGCGTCAATAATGGCCGCTGGTTCGAGCCGCCGGTCAGCTTTAACGGGCTGGCGAAAAGCCTGCGCGCCGCCGTTCACCACAGCTCGCCGATTTACGTTAAGCGCAACATTCTGGCCTCAACGTTTATTCCGCACCCGCTACTGTCACAACAGGATTTCAGCCGCTTCGCGCTTGATTTTCTGGTGTTTGGCAACGCGTTTTTAGAGCTCCGAAAGAGTGTCACCGGTCGCCCGCTGAAGCTGGAAGCGTCACCGGCTAAATACACGCGGCGTGGTATTGAAGATGATGTCTATTGGTGGGTGCCGTCATTCGACCAGCCGCACCCGTTCGCGCCGGGATCTGTATTCCATCTGCTGGAGCCTGATATCAACCAGGAGCTGTACGGCATGCCGGAATATCTCAGCGCGCTAAACTCCGCCTGGCTGAATGAAGCGGCGACGCTGTTCCGTCGCAAGTATTACCAGAACGGGGCTCATGCGGGTTACATCATGTATGTGACGGACGCCGCGCAAAGCGGTACCGATGTTGAGGCGCTGCGCGATGCGATGCGCAGCTCGAAGGGGCTCGGCAACTTCAAAAATCTGTTTTTCTACGCACCGCACGGAAAACCGGACGGCATAAAAATTGTGCCGCTCAGTGAGGTGGCAACGAAAGACGATTTCTTCAATATCAAAAAAGTCAGCGCCGCCGACCTGCTCGACGCTCACCGCATCCCGTTCCAGCTGATGGGCGGCAAGCCGGAAAACGTCGGTTCGCTCGGTGACATCGAGAAGGTGGCAAAGGTTTTTGTCCGTAACGAGCTCATACCGCTACAAGACCGGATGCGCGAGGTCAACGCGTGGGCCGGTCAGGAGGTGATCCGGTTCAAAAGTTACACCCTCGACACCGAAAGTGACTGATTTCCGCCGCCTCCGGGCGGCTTTTTCTTACCCTCACGCCTGACCGCCTCAGAAGCCCGCCACGCCCTCAAACACCCCCGCACCGCCCACCGACACCCTCGCGAACCAGCGCGGCACAGCGACGCGCTCAGGCTGCGAAAATAAATGCGCAAAAGTACGCCGGCGCGCAGTGCTTTCCCCGCCTCGCCTGCCCGCTTCGTGGGTCGGATTTAATGCAACTGCAACATGTCATCGGATCCGCGCCAGCTCTGGCGGCGATCGTCAGATTATGAGGGAAAGCCTGCATGCAGAATGATGCACTTAATGCATGCACAGCCATAAGGATGGAAATTATCGGATAAAAAAGGGATTTTCTAACGCCTCGCACAAAGCGAGTTGTTCAACCCCGACGACGCAAAAAGCCAGTTTTTGCGCCATCGCGGTTAGCATGTTTAACGCCAGCTTTCGTCTTCCCATACTTCCTGAAGGATACCGTCCAACGCTTCACGGTCTGACTCCTTATCGAAACCAAGTAGTTCGACGCCAGTTACAGACCCTTTCTTAACAGTAACCCGTGTGGTTGGAAAAGCACATCTCACCTTACGTGTTAATTCATTCTGGAAAGCATCGACTATCTGCTGACCTATTTTTTGTTCTTTATCCAGCGTGATATTGATTCTCATAATCTATTCAGCCTTATAGAAAACTTCTTCTTCTTCGGGTTCTTTATTTTCACTGTTTGCAAGGTCAGCAATGAGAGACAGGGCGAGCTTGAGTTCTGACGGTTTGCAGTTTGCAATCAGAGACACTTCGGCGATGAATTGCACACAAGCCCATTTTTTCTGTCTTTGGCTGAAATATTCATCAACCATGAAATCCCTCCCACAAGTATCACTGTATATCCATACAGTATCATGTATGAGCAAGGGATTAAAAGAAAAATTATCAATCGTGATTAGTCTGTATGTTAATGAAATCGATGAATATTAAATGTCATCTCTGGTGCTGCTTTGCTGCTAACCCCGCGACTCGATTTAGGATTTGTCTGTCCTGTGCCTGGTGTGACGGTGCTGCCGGGAAAATTTCACCAGTTGCAGAACCACGGCACCATTTGCCATTTATGCAGCTTTTTCCACCGGCAATCAGGTGCAAGGCCTCACCCCGGCTGATGGTTTCGCCGGTCGTGAGCTTAATCGCGCCTATTGTTCTGTCAATTGCTGAGCTTTGTTTATCCGTTCCGTGGACAAAATCACGCCCTATGACCTGTTTTTTATCCCTGAGCCGGGCCGTTAACTTACGCCTTTCACTTCGACTCAACGGTTTGGATAAATCCAGCTCCGGCGGATCGCTTTCGCTTCCCGTACAGTTATTGACAGAACTCCGAGAGGGCGCAGGAGCGCCCTTAACGTCAACGGCCAAATCAACGGCACGCTTCGGCACAATTTTCCACTGCGTTAGCCGGGTTAAAATCGGGGTGTCAGCGCCGACGGCGGAATCGTACACGCCGCGAATGCAGATAGTTTCCTCACCATACTGGTTAAACTCGGCGCGAGGCTCATACAGTGTGCGCACCTGCAAATCGTCGCGACGGACAAACGGGCCACCCTGCGCATTAACGTAACCAGCCCAGTCACCGGCGTCAGCGGCATCATGAACGGCGGCAAACTCAACGCTTAAACCGTGCGCGGTCTCGGTATCAGCGAGACGACGTAACTCGCGATATACCGTCACCGGCGCGCCACCGATAAACTGAAATTGACGGATGTGCCAGCGAGCCGCCCATGCAGATACGGCCGGGGCGGTCTCTTTCAGCAGTTCACCGCTTTCGTCATCGGTTTCACCATCAAGGGCATAGCCATCGATATTTTTTGAAATGTATTTAGCAACATAGCCGGTAGCGCTGCCCTTTTCCGGGTCAATGGCCTCGGCATGAAAGCGCGCTTTTTTGGCTTTATCGCTTCTCAGTTCTTGGTGGTCTTCCTCCCACGCATAATCACGAATGATAAGGCGCACGCGCTCGACGTCCTCCGGCAACATAAACATAAGCATGTGCCAGTGCGGCGTTCCGTCGTGATGAGGCTCGGCAACACGTATGCCGAAAATGCGGATTTCTTCCCGGTGCAGCTTGGCGCGTATGCGCGCCCAAAGGCCGGTTAGATAGCTCTGCGTGTCCGATGGGCTGGCACCATTCCATTTGCTGTTACGGTATCCCGCTTTAGTCGTGGCGTGATATTTAGACGGTGCAGTCAGGGTATAAAACTCCCCGACATAACCAAGTTCATTGCAGATATTTTCAAACCCACGGATGCGGGTCATCAGTTCGCAGCGGCGTATCGCAGGATTAGCGACCGAACCGTCGTATTTTTCAATCAGGCTGATGCGGTTGCCGTCTTCGTCTTCGAGATCCAGACCTTTGAGAAACTCACGCGTGCGGCGCTTCTGCTCACGCCAGTCTGTCACGCAGTTTTTACTCGCGTAGGCGTGCTTGTTCTTGCTGACGTTGCCGACTGCAATTTGTAGGTGTTCGCGCCATGCCGACGCGACACGACGCAGACGATTTCGCCACCATGACTCAGTAAACATACGGATTACTGCGGGGGCGATATCATCTTTGTTGAAGTATTTATTTGCCACGCGCTCCCAATGGGGAGGGGTGATATTGAATTGCAGAGAAATAAAACCAGCGTGCATGTACCAGGTGTATAGCGTTTTGAGCTCACCAAAACCTGAGTCATCAATATTTAGCAGATTCTGCTTTTGATTCAGCATCTGGGCTTGAGGGGTTAGGTAAGTCATTTGATTTTCTGAATGATGCTGTAGCTATGGAAAGTATTCAAG